ACCAGGATATCTTCACCGGGGCGAGGCTCAAGCTGCCAAAATGGAATCTCTCCATTGGATTCTGCCGAAGCTCTGATGCCATCGCTGAACAGCGCGACCAGCATCACGCAGATAGTTCCAATCATCCTTTGCAACATTTTGCGAAACCTCGAGTCGATTTTGGAATTCGCTGGCCAGTCTCCAGTGATGCTAACATCCTGCGATCAAAGGGGCTTTTGTATGGTTACTTGCCCGGTCTTTTTATCGATATGTGCGATGTCGGTATTGGTCATGACGATCGTCTGCGCTTGGCCGGTTGTGTAGGAGACGGTGACAATGGTGCCATTCGTCACATCCAGACTTTCGTCCGCGTTTCGCGTGATCTTTCCCTCTCTTACCCCAGACACATAGCCTGCCCCGCTGATTGTTCTTTCCTGATGACTATCCTTATCGGCTTGCTGAATGCTCAATAGTTCTCCGAATGCCTGGTTAGGGTTTGTTGGTGTTTCGAGATACCCGGCCGCACTTATGTATCCATTGTATCCTTCGCTGCCGGCAGTGCCAACGCCGTAGGAACCGTCACGCGGCGTTGCCGAAGCGCCGCCTGCGCCGAACGGTTCGTTATAGGCACCTTCGACCGCCAAGGCCGGGATCCCGACATCGGGCGAACCGGTTCCTGTCGCAGGTTGCTGGGGCGGGTTTTCCGGCGGGATCTTGAGCCTGTGGAGGCTGCGTCGGCTGGGTCGTACCGTCTGCGTCGAACGGATCGTAGCCCACTGGGACCAATGAAACGTCGTCGAAATCCGGCTGATGATCCACCGGCATGAGGGAGTAATCAGGCATGATGAACCACCAGTAGGAAATTTTCAGTTGTTTCGGGATGGCACGTAATGAGCTCCTCGTCCGCCTCGGCGCGAATCCGGTGAAATGAACGCGGCGCCTACTGTGGCTGCGTGCCAGTTTCAGAAGTGCCCAGCACCGTCATCCTGGTGTCGAGATCGGCCTTGATCCTCGCCGGCGCGATCTCGCTTTGCGTCTTCATCTGAGGATGGATGGCGTCGTTCGGCGCCTTCTGTTGCCCAACTGCCGTTTGATGCGTCGCCAGAACCTGATCGTGGTTTGTTTGGCGTGGGCGAATATTTGTAGATAATACCACTGGGCGCGCCAAGATAGGCCGGCGCTCGCTCATCATCGCTAGCTCGTTTGTCTTTCGGCGAATAACCCTCGTTAAGCACTGGGTCAGTCTCGGGAGAGCGCGCGGCCTCGCCCGCCCCCATGACGCGCGTCAGTCGGCAGCGATGTTGTAGAGCTCGAGACCGCCGGCCAGTGATCAGGAAGCGCGATGTTAAAACGTTATCTGAATCGATCTTCCCGGTTGGCCCAAACAAATGCCGTGCCGCCGATGCCGTCCTTTATATCCGGCGGACGCCAGCAAATATATCGAGACGTTCGTTCCGATTCATGCTCCGTTAGAATATCGACGCGCCACACCAATCCTCCGTGGGGGTGCCGCGTTAGGATGGAATTCCCAAAGCGATGGCCGAATTTCTCAACGTGATCCGCAATATCCGCCGCCATGCAGGCGGCGACAAATGACGGGTCGTTCGGTACTTCAATCTCGCTTTTCTCCGGTACAACACTCGGAAAATGATCCTCTGACTCACTCATGATCGAATATTCCTTGATGGAGAGCGAACCGCGAGCAAAGCTATTATGAGAACATCGCGCCACGGTTAATTGCGGACGCGCATCCTTTTAACATATTCAATCGGGTTTCAGAAAATTTGGCGGTCTGTTTGGAGACGGAACGTACAGCTGATACTCCGGTCTGAAGATTACTTTTCCACCGTCCGGGAATTCGATGCGATCACCATTCTTGGAGAAGATTCCTCGGTCAGCCTTTGTCGAACAGAGATTGTATGCAATTTCACAATCTTTCATCATCGTTTGCGCGTGGCCGGCCGGCGCCATCATTCTTCCGTTCGCGTTGCACATCGCCAGGGCCTGATCGCAAATCCGGCTTGGTAGCAAATAGCTTGCGGCGCGCGATTATCATTTGCAGCATCCGCGACCTGTACCGCAGGCTCCGGCTGGATTTCAGGTTGAACCTGAGTCTGTCGAACCTGAGCCTGCCGAGACGTGCCGTCCACGACGAACGGATCGTGGTCCACGGGGAACAATGAGATGCCGTCGAAATCCAGCCGATAGTCCACCGGCACCAACGAGTAATCAGGCATGATGAACTACCATCAGATATTTGCCCGATCGTTTCGGGTCAGACACGTAATGGTGGCCGTCCCTGGCTTTTCGAGCGCCCGGCACCGGCGCATGCGGCAATTTCTGTGCTCCCAGTGCCGCCTTCAGATGAGCGTCGAGCACTGACAGCCGGGCGTCGAGATCGGCCTTGATCTTGGCAAGGTCGATCTCGCTTTGCACTTTCGCCTGAACATGGATGGCATCGTTCTGCGCCTTCTGTTGCGCCAGTTGCGCCTGATGCGTCGCCAGAGCCTGATCGGTCTGCGCCTTCGCCTGCACCGCCAGCAGCTTCGGATCCGGCGGCGGTGATGGCGGCGCCGGTGGCGCCGGCAGTGGATGCAACAAGTGGCCAGTCTGCGGATTGATCGCGGAGGGATCGTTGAAGAAGCGGTCCGGGTTCTTGTGCCCCATGATCCGCGTCAGTTCGGCGGCGGTATTGTAGAGCTGGAGATCGCCGACCAGATTGACCTTGCCGCCCGCCAGCAATTCCTTCTGCACGTTGGCAATGGCCATGGTCTGGGCGAATTGCTGGGCCTTGCCGCCGGCACCGAGGCCGACATTGATGGTCATGTCGTCGCGGGTCTTCCAGTCGCGCGGATCGACATCGATCCAGGCATTGCGCAGCCGCACCGTCTGAAGCTGCTGGCCGTGCTTGCGGATCGTGCCATGCAGCAGCGAGAACATGTCGCGCACGCCCTCTGCCATGATGCGCGCGATCAGCTTGATCCGCATCTGCGAGGCCGAGAACACCTGCGCCACCGCGGTCGCCGACTGGTTCTGCAACGCGTTGGCGTCGATGCCCTGGCTCTGCTTGGCCAAACCGGTGCGGGTCTCGAGCTCCGCATCGAGATATTGCAGCATCGGATAGATCGACGAGGTGATGTCGGGCACCGCCTGCCAGTTCAGCCCGCCCGGCGTCTTGGTGCGCACCACCCCGCCCGGGCGCGACACCAGCAGGTCATCCAGCGTATTGGGGCCGGCATTGGCTTCGCTGACCTCCACCCGCGGGTTGTTGTGGAGATAGAGATTGTCCAGCGCGCCGCGCTTGAGCGCGGTTTTCTCGCGCTGCAAGGGCATCACCAGATCCGCGATCGAGCGGCCGAAGAAGCGATGCGTGACCGGCACCGGCGTGGCCGTTGCGAACGGAACGGCGTCAAACGGCGTCACGCAGTCGCGGCGGTCCCTGCGCAGGATTTCGCCCTGGTCGCCTCCGGTGATGACCTGGTACAGACAGGCGCGGCCATTGCCCTCGTAATCCATCCGCACATAATGCTCGGTGACGCGAACCAGCCGCGCGGCCGAGTTCACGCCGCCGGATGCGGTGCTGAAGTGCTCGGCAACGGTGTCGCGGGCCAGCGTCTCGATCCCGGTATTGCCGGTGTAATCGCCGAGCGACTTGACCTGGTCTTCATCGAACCCTTCGGCGATCAACTGGCTTTCGGTCTTGGTGACGACCTCGTGGAAACAGTAATTGCAATCGCGGATGTTGCGCGCACCACGCTCGATGCCGAATTCCTCCGGCGGAACGCCCATCACCCGCGCCTGAGCAAGTTTCCGGGTGGTGACGATGGTGACGTCATGCGTAATTGCCGGCGGCGTGGAGGCCGGCATGGGGGCAAGCATGGGAGCAGCCATGTTCATGGATTTGTCGCCTCCGATATTCGTGGGTGCTATGGCCGCAATCTCGGGAGCAGCCCGTATCAGTTGATGGGGTTGTCGCGCAGCTGATCGAGGAGAAGACCTAACAGCCCGCCCGGCCGCTCCGGCGATGGCGCCGGTTGCGCAGCGTATTGAGGATCGGCGGCATTGACGGAAGAAGGCCAGCCAGTCATCCCATCGCCGAGCGGATTCTGGTAACGCGAACTCACAAATCTCACTGGCGGCTGGCTATTGACAGGACCGACCGCGCCGGGACCGCTTTGAAGGCTCCTCACAAACGGAGAGAGTTCGTCGTCCGGGCCCATCGCCGGCCTGAGATAGCTCAGATAATTACCGATCTGTGCAGGGGTTGTCGTGTAGTTGGCGGAAAAACCGGGCAAGCCTATCCCAGCCTCGGTTGAGGATACCTTTGCGTTCCATGGTTGTGGGATGCCACGCACGTCAGGAATACTCCCGTTGATGGTTGTGGACGGCCCGATTGCAGCAAGGTTCGCGCTCGCGCCATATCCAAGGGTATCAAGTGAAGTCATTCCCTTCCGGAGAAAGACCAAATTCGCCCCACCTCCGCCCATACCGACTCCCCCTGTCAGCGTTAATGCGGGCGCTGTGGACGAACCCGGATTCCAGTAATAGGTCCCGCCTACTCCGAACAGGCCTCGAGGCAGCGACACGGAAATTCCGTCCGGCCGCAGATTCCCGTTCTCGTTCACCGCCATGGCGATTGCTCCTTGCTTGTATCGTTTGATGGACGCTACTATCTGGCGAATATAAATCAGACCCACGCAACCCCGAGCCCGGTGCATGGGTCAGAAGCGACTGTGGCGCCGGTGAGAGAGACCGGTCGGATCAAGGCAGAGAGCGACAAATGATTCATCTTACGACTGGCCTGATCGTGGTCTGGGCTGCCGGGTTTCTCTTTCTGCTCGCGCGCGCCTTCAATTTCGTGCGCCTGGCCCTCAATAATCCTGCTTCAGACCAGCCTTATTGGGAGTATGCGGATTATGCCCGTTTTTACTTTGACGTCATTTTTCAGTGGAAGCATTTTTTCGGACTCTGGGTCGATCCCGCAAAGCTCACCGAAGTCGGCAGGCAGTATCAGAAAAAGGCGTTCTGGACAGAATGGGCGGCGATCGCGTGGCTGGTCACCGGCGGCCTCATTGTGTGGGCGTTTTCCTCATTTATGGCGACATAGCCATGCGAGAACCAAGTGCGATCAGCCTGGGGCTGCGACCTGCCCGGCTGCGCTACCGGCCCTGTTGGCTCGAAGATTGCCGAGACTCGGCCAATTCTTGCGTGCGGCGCGCTTCTCAGACCGCCCCGATCTAACAATCCTGAGATAAAGCACACCTATCTTCTTGAATTGCCCACTCTCTTCCGATTGGGCAAAAATCGGAAGTTCGGTGAGAGGTGCATGAGGGTCAAACGAAACTATTCGCTCGCCATCACCGAAAATACAGCAATCGCTAATACCGAGCCTCTTGCTGGAACCATCATCTGAATCAACGTCCCGGTTGGCGAGACGCCGACCTCCAGCCATGCGTCGGCTGGCGCGTGATCACAGTTTTCTCGGCAAGTCTTCCAGAACTTGATCATGTCGAACGTGACCAACGAAAACCGACGGGTGGGGTAAATCAATTATTCCCGATGACCCTGCTTCCGCGCCGGCAACGCTACTCTCAACTCGTCGCCTCTGGCTTCTGCAGTCCGTTGGCCCGCATGTCCTGCGCATCGTGCAGGGTATGCGCCACGATCTTCATCGCGCCGTCGGATTCCATCACGGCCTGCGCGAGCAGCGCGAACTGGTCGTCGGTCAGGTCGTAATAGGTTTCGCGGCTCTCGTCCTCGCTTTCCTCCCACCACACCTTGACGATGCCGACCTTGGACAGCAGCGCATCCTTGATGAAGGAATACAGGATCATGAAGCCGGGATTCTGCTGCATGAAGACATGGTTGACATAGTCGGTCTCCTGCTGCGCGGCGGCCTCGTCCTCCGGGCCCACCGGCTCGAACCGCACCACCTCGTCGGAGCCGGCGAAGATATCCATCAGCGACGGCATCAGGCCCTCGACGGTGTCGGCGACATCGGACGACACCGCGCGCGAGCGCCCATCCTGCGCCGGCATGTCCTTGCGCATGTCGCCGAGGTAATAGTCCATCGCATCGGCGCGCTCCTCCATCAATCTCGCGGCCGAGATCGCGGCCAGCGCATTGGCCTTCTCGGATGCGAGCATGGCCTTGAGATCGAGTGGGGACATTCTGGACATCTGGATTTTCCTGGGATCAATCGGGCTTCGCTGCCACGCGAAACCGGCGGGCAATCGACGAAGCAATGAAGGCAGCGTTGAAGGCGATGCGGCGTCAGACGAAAAAACCCGCGACCGGTTTCCCGGCGCGGGCTCAATTCTTGCGACGATGGAAATATGCAGGTGATTTGCCCGACGTGTCAAATGCGAAAATGGAGATCGAATGTTTGCGACGCCGACGGCGGACACGTGCCAGCGTCTATGTGCGTGCCTGCGGCAGCAGCAAATCCTGTCCGGCATGAAATTCGCTCTTGCTGCGATTCTTGAGACCAATGCGTTCGCCGTGGCCGGAACGCCGGGTGAACCCTCGACCGGGATTGTAAGCCTTCGTCATTTAATTCTTCCCGACAAATCGATGATGATGCCGCAATCGCACATGAACCTCTCCCGATCTTCAGGCGAGCAATCCGGCGCGTCGTTTCCGTACCACCTCAAAATCGCCTTCTGTCCGGACGGCGCCACGTACAGATGATACATGCGTCGTTCGACGGATCTGAACGTCTGCCGCGCTATAACCTTTGAGGTTCCATCTCGCAGTTCGACGAGAACTTTTGGAGGATAGGTTATCGTCTCATTGCCAGCCATGTATTTTCCGATAGGCCGCACCATTCCCAGCAGGCCGTTGCCGCCCGCCGACGCAGTGATCACGTCGCTGACGATTGTTTCGCACTTCCATTCCCGAATCCGGCATTTCATGACTCGGTGGAGACCGGATTTATCGCTCTCCAAACCAAGAAACAGATAGACCGCATCAGAACCGGCAAACCATGCATCGCTGAACCAGATCTTGTCGGGTATCTTTCCCGAACCGATTTTCCGCTGTTGCACATCGAAAGCACTCACGATGATCGGCGCACCGCTAACCGAGCCCGACATATAAAAGAATTCGGAAGACTCACGATTCCACCGAAAATTTCGTGCGTCTTCTTGCTTCGATCGAATGGCTTTTATTTCGGTTGCCCACGGACCCACGGTCAGTGGGCTGTTGGTTACGAAGTTTTTCAGGTCCGGAGAGAAGGATATGATCGGATTGGACAGATCCTTGCTGAAAGAGGCCAGCGTCCTGGTCATGGTGGCGCTGGGGATATCCATTTCCGTTGCCAGCCCGGCTTTTTCATCGATAAAAGCCATCTTCTGGCTGTCGCCACTGCATTGCAACGTCATATAATTCGGAAGGCCGTACGGCGTCAGCTTGACGAGGCCATCGTAAATCTCGATCTTGTCATCCACGCGCATCATCATCTTGTCGCTCATTCCGCACCATCCCTCGAATTCACCCTTCGGCAGGGGCTGGTGCGGCAGCGCATCGAATGTCGGTACGGCGTTGGCCGGTGGCTGCGATGGTGGGCTCTTCTGCGCAAGGCTGCCGTTCACAGATGGCAACAGCAGCAACACGATCAAAACGGCTGCCCATGCCCGCCCATCAAGGCAACGCGATAGGCTTGCTCCAGTGCCGCGCGAAGATTCCCTCATATTCCTTCCCATCCGCGCTATCCCACGCGCGCGCAAATTACTCGGATACCCGGAGAAGGGACGATGGATCCTCGAATGCTGTCGTCGCGTCGTGACTAGACAGATGCTCCAGGTCGCACTAGAACAAATCATGAACCATAAACTAAGTCAATCGAGCCTCACTCAGGAAGTCTGGCGGCTCGGCAACCACGCGTGCTTGTGGAATATTACACGCTCGCTTCCTTCAGTACCTAATTGCCGGATGCGTTGCCCAGCCCGAAACGGGCGATTGTTCTGCAATCAGTGCTGATGATGTTGCTGCGTGACGAAAGGGCCGTTGAATGATGCATCGTCGCGTTCTCGCACGAGGGACCTTCGCCATCATCGGCATGTTGACCGCGAGCCTGCCTGCGCTTGCGCAAGACGCCGCGGCGCCGGCCACGCCAAATTGGCGTCCGAAGCCAGGCATCTATGCGGCGTCCGGCAAGAACTTTAAGAACAATTGCGACGAACAGGTGTTGGCCATCGATTTGGCCCAAAAAAAGATCGATGGGCCCGAGTGGAATTGCAAAGTCGTCCGGCTGACGGATACCGGCCCGGGCACCCTCAAGCTTGATATGACCTGCGACGATATTAACCTCGCCGCGGTTCTCAACGAGCCTACGGAGAGAATCTTCAAGGAAATTATGCTGCTCAAGAAAATAGACGAGAACGACATCATCGCTCGACGAACGAACAACGGAAAATTCACCGACCCGGAATATCGGGTTTCTTATTGTCCAAGGCGTGTACAGCGTTGGTATATCGAGAGCGAAGCGCGAAGCAAAGCTGAAGCCAAGCAAAGCAAGGTTGAAGCCGCGCAAAAGGCCGCAGAGGAAAAGCTGAGGCTGAACCCATGGCGTCCGCAGGAAGGCGTTTACGCGAGGCCCGGCGCAGATTTTAACGACCGCTGCATGAAAGCCGGTGACGCGACTATCGAACTTTCCGAAAGATCGATTTCGAGCGGCTCCGACAAGTGCAGCGTGACGTTTATTCGCGATGAGCCCAACAACGTCGTCAGGTTATTCGTTGCCTGCAACAAGAAGCCGAATGCGCAACGTTCGAACGACAACGCCGGAGACGGCGGCTCGCAGCCCGCGCGGCCGAGTTCGGAAACCATCCTTCTGTCGAAAGTTGATGACAAAACCGTCGCTCTCCAGAAGAGCAAGAACGGTACCTTTACAGATCCCGGCCAGCACTTGTCGTACTGCAGCCCCGACGCTCAAAAGATACACGCGCAGGAAAAGGCCGTGAAATAAGCAAATGCGAGTACGTGGCCGGCTTTTGCCGGT